CTGCGTATTCAGCAGGCGTTTGAAGGTTTAAGCGTCGCCGGGTCGGTGGGGGCCTATCAGTATCATGGTCGCAGTGCCGACGGGCGTGTCGCGGATATTTCTGTCACCAGTCCGTCTCCGGCCTGCGTCACCATCTCTGTGCTGTCACGTGAAAATAACGGTGTGGCATCCGAAGACCTGCTGGCGGTGGTGCGCAACGCCCTTAATGGTGAGGACGTCAGACCGGTGGCCGACCGTGTGACCGTGCAGTCTGCCGTCATCGTTGAATACCAGATAAATGCCACGCTTTACCTTTATCCTGGCCCCGAAAGCGAACCCATTCGCGCTGCCGCCGTGAAAAAATTGGAAGCGTATATCACGGCACAGCACCGGCTGGGGCGCGACATCCGACTGTCTGCCATTTATGCCGCTTTGCATGTGGAAGGCGTGCAGCGTGTCGAACTGGCTGCACCGCTGGCCGACATCGTGCTCAACAATACGCAGGCGTCTTTCTGTACCGAATACAGCGTCGTGACCGGAGGCTCGGATGAGTGATTCGCGACTGCTGCCGACCGGCTCATCACCGCTTGAAGTCGCTGCCGCAAAAGCCTGTGCGGAAATTGAAAAAACGCCGGTCAGTATTCGTAAGCTGTGGAACCCGGACACCTGCCCGGCAAATCTGCTGCCGTGGCTGGCGTGGTCATTTTCGGTTGACCGCTGGGATGATAAGTGGCCGGAAGCGACAAAACGCGCTGTTATCCGCGATGCGTATTTCATTCACTGCCATAAGGGCACTATAGGCGCAATCCGGCGTGTGGTGGAGCCGCTCGGCTATCTGATTGAGGTGAGGGAGTGGTGGCAGCTCAACGAGGAGCCGGGGACGTTCCGCATCGTTGTTGGCGTGCTTGAGCAGGGTATTACCGAGGAAATGTATCAGGAGCTGGAGCGCCTCGTTACTGATGCAAAACCGGCAAGCCGCCATCTGACGGGACTGGCTATCAGTTTAAGTACAACCGGCAACATTTTTGCCGGTGCGGGATGCTATCACGGCGACGCCCTGACGGTTTATCCCTACACCCCGGAGGCCATTATTGTCGGAGGGGATTATTTCCCGGCCTCGGCCATTCATTTAATTGATAACCTGAGAGTAAACGCATGACAGTGAAATACTACGCCATTCTGACTAATCAGGGCGCGGCACGGCTGGCTAACGCGACGATGCTCGGCAGTAAGCTGAATCTGACGCAAATGGCCGTTGGTGATGCGAATGGTGTCTTGCCGACACCAGACCCGGCACAGACAAAACTGATTAATCAGAAACGCATTGCACCGCTGAATCTTCTGAGTGTTGACCCGAACAACCAGAGCCAGATTATTGCGGAGCAAATCATCCCTGAGAACGAGGGCGGATTCTGGATCCGTGAGATTGGGCTTTATGATGATGAAGGCGTACTCATTGCGGTGGCGAACTGCCCGGAAACGTACAAACCGCAGTTGCAGGAAGGCAGTGGTCGTACCCAGACTATCCGCATGATTCTGGTTGTCACGAATACCGAAGCTATTACGCTGAAAATCGACCCATCGGTGGTACTGGCGACCCGTAAATACGTGGATGATGAAGTCCTGGAATTAAGGCTGTATGTGGATGAACAGATGAGAAACCACATTGCCGCACAGGATCCTCATACCCAGTATGCACAGAAACATAATCCGACATTTACCGGAGAACCAAAAGCGCCGACGCCTGCCGCAGGAAATAACACCACGCGGATTGCGACCACTGAGTTTGTTCAGGCCGCTATTACCGCTCTGATTAACGGTGCGCCAGCCACGCTGGACACACTGAAAGAAATTGCCGCAGCCATTAACAATGACCCGAAATTCAGCACCACCATTAACAATGCGCTGGCACTGAAAGCTCCGCTGTCGAGTCCCGCACTTACCGGAACGCCAACAGCACCTACTGCGGCACAGTCGGTCAACAATACACAGATTGCCACCACGGCTTTTGTGAAATCAGCAATTGCGGCAATGGTGGGTTCTGCCCCTGCGGCACTGGATACACTGAATGAACTGGCGGCGGCGCTGGGGAATGACCCTAACTTTTCAACAACAGTGCTTAATGCACTGGCAGGCAAACAACCGCTGGACAATACGCTGACTAATTTGAGTGGAAAGGATGTTGCTGGTCTTCTCGCATACCTTGGTTTGGGAGAAGCGGCAAAACGGAATGTGGGAACAGGGGAAAATCAGATACCTAGTATGTCAGAATGGACATCTGGGACAGGATGGAATAGAGACCCGTCGGGGAGAATAATACAGCGGGGATTTGCTATGACATCAAGTCAAACTAACATTTTATTCCCGATACCATTTCCGTATGACGATTTCGAAGTTATCGTTTGTGCAGCAGATACAGGAGCAAATAAAGGGGCCGTAAATGTGTTGCGAAAATCGAGGCAGGGGTTTTCTGTTTCACAGGTTGGAAGTATGCCAGTCGCATACAGATGGATAGCGGGGTGATTGAAATGTATAAATTTGATCCAAAGAATGCATTATTCTATCCTGCCGCGTCAATTTCCGATTATAAATTGAGCGAAGATGAAATCGCCACATTCACTGATATTAGCGAGGAGGATGCAACCGAGTTTTTAGGATTCCCGCCGACTGGAAAAATCAGAGGGTCGGACGGTTATGGCAATCCTGCATGGGTTGAAATACCTCCACCATCACATGAGGAACTTATTGAACAGGCCGAATCAGAGAGGCAATTATTGATTAACCATGCCAACGAATACATGAACAGTAAACAATGGCCTGGTAAAGCGGCTATTGGTCGTCTGAATGGTGAGGAACTGGCGCAATATAATTTGTGGCTGGATTATCTGAACGCACTGGAACTGGTTGATACCTCCAGTGCGCCAGATATTGAATGGCCTACGCCTCCGGCAGTTCAGGCCAGATGACATCCGGCGCGGTGCTGGTATCTGTTGCCGTCACCGCGTCAATGTAATCCAGCACAGCGTTAAGTCGGGTGGTTTCTGCCTGCGTCAGTTTACGTCCGGCCTGCAATTTCAGTTGAATCAGACTGATGGAAGCCATTGCAGTATCAATCAGCGACTGGCGCTGTGCTTCTGCTGCATCTACTGCGGCGCTATGCTGTGCCTCAGTATCTGTCACCCATTTCTCACCATCCCATTTATCGTATGGCGTTAACGGTGAAAGCGTGACATAACCGTCTTTGATGGCACCGATATAATCCACTGTAACAGCTGCGCCATTTTCGATTGAGTAAACAGTCTCATTGCGGTGGTCTTCTTCATGGCTCCATCCCTTACCCGTAAATACTGCCACTTTCCCCGGAATGTATTCGCCCGGGTCAATACCAGTGGAACAGGCGGGCATACTTACGCCAGTATTAATATATTCATCAGACCAGCCCGTATACTCAGATGTTTCAGCATCATAATAAAAACAACGCATATCGCCCGGCACTGTAGCCAGCCCATTTTCATCAAAAACAGGTTTCATTATTTAGCCCTCACCAGAAAGTTAAATGCAATATTTCGCGGTCTGACAGCAACAAAATTCACACCATCACCCACAGAGTTACTGGTGAAATTAAATCGTGAAAATCCTGGCTGATTTCCGGCGATGCCATCATGAAAGTTAATTGCGTGTCCCGCACCTCCGCCTATATTCCCGGCAAACTGAGAAAAGTTTGTAGCTTCCTGCCAGCTTAATAATTCGCGACCACCATCGGCACCTCGCCCGTCATCCCAGATACGAATGAAATCACCGCGGGCTTCAGGTAATACCAGTGAAGGAAACACTTTCGCCAGCACAGGGTAATCAGAGGCAGAAAATTTCGCCCCGTTGAACTTCAAAAACACCATACTGGACCAGCTGTCGATTACAGTATTTGGCATTGCAGCGGACGGCCAGAAGAACGGAACGCCAATAGCTGGAGCACCTTCTCCCAAACCAACGTTTATGAAAATGCAGAGATAACGGGCAAGTGGCATCATCTCCGGTTTTTATTCAGGGGGATGCTCATGCTTATTGGCTATGTACGCGTGTCAACAAATGACCAGAACACGGAATTGCAGCGTAACGCGCTGGAGTGCGCAGGATGTGAGCTGATTTTTGAGGATAAAATCAGCGGCACGAAGTCCGACAGGCCGGGGCTGAAAAAACTGCTCAGAACATTATCGGAAGGTGACACTCTGGTTGTCTGGAAGCTGGACCGGCTGGGGCGTAGTATGCGGCATCTGGTCATTCTGGTTGAGGAGCTGCGCGAACGCGGCATTAATTTTCGCAGCCTGACGGATGCCATTGATACCAGTACGCCGATGGGGCGTTTTTTCTTTCATGTGATGGGTGCCCTGGCTGAAATGGAACGAGAGCTCATTGTCGAGCGGACTCGGGCCGGGCTGGAAGCGGCCAGAGCCAAAGGTCGTATTGGTGGCAGACGTCCTAAACTCACCGCGAGTGAGTGGGAGCAGGCCGGGCGTTTGCTGGCTGCAGGGGAGTCACGTCAACGCGTGGCACTGATTTTTGATATTGGTCTGTCCACGCTCTATAAAAAATTTCCCTCATCAGCGACAAAGAATAAATTGTGTCATCCCTTAGCCAACCGGGACAAATAGCCTGACATCTCCGGCACAACTGAAAATACCACTCACCCATTAACCACGGAGTTGAACGGATGAGTGACTATCATCACGGCGTGCAGGTGCTGGAGATTAACGACGGCACCCGCGTCATTTCCACCGTATCCACTGCCATTGTCGGCATGGTCTGCACGGCCAGCGATGCGGATGCGGAAACCTTCCCCCTCAATAAACCGGTGCTGATTACCAATGTGCAGAGCGCAATTGCAAAGGCCGGTAAAAAAGGCACGCTGGCGGCATCGTTGCAGGCCATCGCCGACCAGTCAAAACCGGTCACCGTTGTCGTGCGTGTGGAAGACGGCACCGGCGACGATGAAGAAACGAAACTCGCGCAGACCGTGTCCAATATCATCGGCACCACCGACGAAAACGGCCAGTACACCGGACTGAAAGCCCTGCTGGCGGCGGAGTCGGTAACCGGTGTTAAACCGCGTATTCTCGGAGTGCCGGGACTGGATACCAAAGAGGTGGCTGTTGCACTGGCATCAGTCTGTCAGAAGCTGCGCGCTTTCGGGTATAT